TCTGGTACGGGACGAACTGCACGAAGTGCTGCGGGGTGTACCCGAAGCTGGACACCCATATCGCGCCGAATGATGACTGCCGTTACCGCTGCGAGGTCTGCGGAAAGAAGACCGGCAATTATTCCATGCCGTGGCTGGCCCGCGATGCCTGGAACAACGGCAATGTGATCATTCCGGATCAGCCGAAATTATTCTGATGGAGGTGGAATGATGGCAAGCCCTTTGGAAGGTTTCGTACTGTTCAAGAATACACCGGAAGTCGTCCAGCTGACGGTCGGGCGCGGTTATGTCCGCGTCAGTTCCGATGCCCTGCGCCAGATCGGGGATCCGGAATGCATCAACATTTTCTTTGATGAATCCGGCAAGCGGATGGCGGTCAAAGCCGCAGACCACAGGATGCCGAATATCTTTGTGGTCGGGAAGAATACCGGACTCAACAAATGCGCGGACCTGAACCACCGCATCCTTGAGATCGCGGGGATCGAATGGCATCCGGGAGAGGTGATCCGGTTCAATGGTCAGAAATATGAAGAGTATGTGATCTTCAGCCTGGCAAAGGCAAAGATCACAAAGTACGACAACCATGTTTCGAAGATGAACGCGAAACGGCGGAAAAATGAGGAGGTAGCATGATCTATCTGACGAACGCGATCAGTGTCCATATGATCCCGCGCACCCATGTGGGGGATGAAAAGGATCTGCATTTTCGCCGGATCAGCTCCTTTGAAGCAGGCGAGATCCTGCGCAGCGGGGCCTTCCGCTCCTTCTACGGTCACGGACGCTCCGCCTATCATCTGGCACGGTATCTGAAAATCGAGATCCCGGTCTCCAGAGGTTACATCGAACTGGAACCGGAAGACGTCCTGATCATCGCCGCGATCACCGGCAAGCGCAAATGGGAAGCGGGAGAAAAGCCTTATCCCGGCTGGATCTTTTTCGAGGTAACAACGTCCGAAGACGGACGAGAACGTAACAAACCCGCCGCATAACTAACTCCGAGCAGGCGGGAAGCTATATCGGCATGGTCAAGTGGGCCACCGAACCGGAGCGATCAGAAAGGAGAATCTCCTTACATGAATCTTTTTTTACCAAAAGGCTCGTTGCCAGCCGTGGGTGTTCCGGCGCGGCTGTCTTTTTTGGGAAAAGCAGATCAGGAGGAAAAATATGTTCAAATGGGTGAACGTCAAAGAAGCGTATGATCGGGTCTACCGGGAAGCGCACTTCGTTCCGTCTTCGAATTTCAAGAATGACCCGAATTCCAAGCCGATGCTGGAGCAGGAAGCGCGGAAGCGGGCGCTCGCGCATCTGGACGGCTTCGACCGCCATCAGGTCGAAGGCTGTGTCAAGCGGCTGAAGGAATGCTGTCCTGGCGTATATCTGGGGGACAACGCAGCATTGCAGATCATCGAGCATCTTGGCATCTTTCTGTCGGAGGCGGAACATGAGTGAACAATTGAATCCCGTGAACTGTGGATGCGGTGGAGAAGCAAGAGTGGCATTTTGTCAGCAATCATATTTCGGTCAAAATTGTTTTGGAGATAAGAAAATCAAATATCGTGTGTATATGATATGCAAAAAATGTCATGCCAGAGGGAAACCGATTATTACTGATTGGCTTATCAATCCGCATCCGTGGGATAGTATATACTCTGGTCGCATAAGGCACAATGCTGAACAGGATGAAATGTTTGCACCATATGTTGAACGTGCCATCGAAGGATGGAACAAGGCAATGGGTGCAAAGGACATTAATGTCCCTAACAAATTTGCGACCGACATGAATGTCGGTGACAAAGAGCGGATTGCGAAAGTGGAAACGGTGGAAAAGCCGAATGTGTTCAAATGTGGTGAGTGCGGACAGTATTTTCACAGCACGGCATGGGGCAGTCCTGTTGAGTATTGTTCACGGTGTGGATGCAGATTGGAGTGGGAATGAGTCTTGTTAGCATAAATGATGTGTTGAAAATAACGATAAGAGTTGAAAAAATACATCCGTACAAAGTTGTCGGAGATAGAGATTCTTACTCACCTTATAACGAAGGATGGAGTGATTGTGTTAGCCTGATTGAGAGTTATCTTGAGAAATTGCCATCCGCAGAGACGGAGCGGAGATGGATTCCCGTCACCGAAGCATTGCCAAAGAAAGAAAATAAATCATATTGGATTTGCACAGATACAAAATATCAATGTGAGTGCAGATGGACAAATAACATATACGGAATTTGTAAATCAAATAATTGGGGTTGGTCAATATTTGATATACCACAATATACGAGAGTCATTGCATGGATGCCACTACCAGAACCGTATAGAGGTGACCAATGAGTGATTTGATTAGACGTGGAGATGTTTTAGATGCCTTGATTGAAAAAGGGCAGAAATCTAAACGCTACGAATGGGGGGATAGATGGGAGCTGAATTTATTTGAAATTAAAGAAGCAGTTGAATCTGTTCCATCCGTAGAGCCAGAGTGGAAGACTGGAAAGTGGATACCTGTTGACAGCGAAACCGTAAACGGCAGATGCTCTGTTTGTGGATACGAAAGTCACCTGTATGAAAACGATGTTTATGGTGAGCATTATTGTCCGAATTGCGGAGCAAGGTTGGGGTTGACATGAAGACCTTAGAAGAAGTGATAAAGGCGAACGAATGCTGTGACCACGGCGAGCTTGACAGTAGATGTGAAGATTGTCCCTACAACGGTATTGGCGCTTGCTGTGCGGAACGAGAGTCCGATGCGCTCCAATGGCTGAAAGGCTATCGTGCGCACATCGAGCTTGATAAACTGCGAGATAAATGTGAAACGGAAAATGACCCGTTAAGCTGGGATGAACTCCGCACGATGGAAGGGAAACCAGTGTGGGTGGAACGGTGCGATGGAGACACAAAGGGATGGTTACTTATTCTCCGAAAATGTGATGATGTCGTTACTTGCACTACCAAATACGGCAATTCGTTTTATTTGTATAAAGCCAACTATGGTGAAAAATGGCAAGCCTACAGGAAGGAGAGGGCATGAGCGTCTTATATAACGGCGTGTGCTGGATCCGGCGGAAGGATGAGCTTCCGGAAGACGGGACGGTCTGCGTGTTCCATGCAGCGCGGAACGTGGCTGATAACATCCGCTTCGGCTTCTACTACCGCGACTTTTTCTATGAGTCGCAGACAACGATGAAGATGAGCATGACGAAGGGAAACGCATTCAGCAAAGGGAAGGTCGATTACTGGATGCCGATCCCTGTGCTCCCGGAAAGTTGACATTTCTTTGGAAGAGTTGATGTTTCGGAAAGGAGAGAGAGAATGTATCCGCATTTTATACAAGTGCATGATGTGGCAGGACATGAAGGACTGCTGAACATTGATCATATCGTTTCGTTTTGCGAGAACCAGATCACGCTCAGCAACATGAAAGACCAAAAGGCGCTGTGTGTCACAGAAACTTTCGATGAACTGAAGCAGCTGGTCGCAGATGCCGGGTGCCATATCGAAAAGGCGGACCCGCGCCTCAACACGGCGAAACCGCTGACGATGGATGAGCTCCGGCAGATGGTCGGTGAGCCGGTATGGAACTCCAACCTCCGTACCTGGGGACTGGTCTGCGACTACTACGACGACACCGTCACGATCCGGCCGGTCAAAGGCGCGAGCTATGAATACGACGCGGACGACCTGGTCAAATTCCCGCTCTACCGCATGAAGGAGGGGTGATGGAGTTTTTCATCGAAATGGTCCCGCCGACCGTGACGGCGCAGACCCGCAGGGTGACGTTCCAGGGAGGGAAGCCGCACTTTTACAAGACGAAGGCGCTGAAGGATGCGAAGGCCCTGTTCGTGGGGGAACTGATGCTGCACCGGCCCGAAGCTCCGCTCTCAGGCGCGGTCCGGCTCCATGTGACCTGGTTCTTTCCCAGCAAATCCCACAAGGAAGGCGAATGGCGGATCACACGGCCGGACACCGATAATTTACAGAAGCTCCTCAAAGACTGCATGACGGAGACCGGCTTCTGGCAGGATGATTCCCAGGTCTGCGTGGAATGCATCGGCAAGATGTGGACACGGACTAATCCCGGGATCCATATCAAAGCGGAGGAGATCGATGATTGAATTACTGAAAGATCTGTTTGTGGGAGCGGCGCTGCTCTGCGGGATCCTGTTCCTGCTGTTCCTGGCGCTGGTCCTGTTCGCGATGGTCGTGCATGTCTGGAGACAGAAATGATCGAAGCGCTGGTCATCGGTCTTTTCATCCTTCTCGGCTCCCTGATCCTGATCATTTTATGGGAGGTGTGGCGGTGACTTTACGGCAGGCATTCGAACTGGTAACCGCGATCCTGGACACCATGAAAAATGGTGAGATCCGGCTCTTTATCAAAAACGGGGAGATCAAACACGTCAACCGGACGGAAGAGGTCTTCCCGCCTAAAAAACCATGGTAAAATAATAGAAAAGATGCAAGACCCTGAGAAGGCGCATCGGAGTGATCCGGTGCGTCTTTTTATTTTCGAGGAGGGAAAATGGACTGGAGGACATTTTTGGAGATCCTGCTGGCCGTCCTTGCCGGCGTTTTGGCATACAAAAATTGGCAAATGAATCAGAAGCGGGAAGACCGGAGGGAATCGGAAGAAATGACGGAGATCCGTGTCCAATATAACCAGGTCATGGATATGCTGCATGATCTGCAGAAAGACATGCGGAATGTATCTGTCCTGAGCGAACGTGTGGTGGTGATCGAAACCAACGTAAGGGAGATCTACCACCGGATCGAAAAACTGGAGGCAGCAAATGGAAAATAATGAAATGAACGAATATGTCGCGCAGAACTATGTCATCGTGGATTCGCAGCCCCGCTGGAAGTCCTGGGCTGTTTGGGTCTCAGTGCTCGGTGCGCTCTGGACGATCGCCAACGCCTTCGGGCTTCCGGAGAAATGGGGCATCCAGGAATCCACTTTCAAGACGGTCGTCGATGCGGTCGGCTGCATCCTGATCGGCTTCGGGATCCTCAACAACCCGACCGACCGAGCCAACTTCTGAATTGACGTCCGGGCAAGGAGCCGGGCGGGTAATTCACCTCTCTTTTGGTAGTGTACCTCCTGACCCGCAAGGCGGTGCAATTCCGTCTCGGACGAATAAACGAGCACCATTGGGGACTGCACCTGAGCACCATTGGGGACTGTCCCCGGTGGGCCGGGACCCCAAGGTCAAAAACAAAGTGAGCAGACTATGAACTACAGACAGCCATTCGAAGGAAGCTACGGGATCTCCCAGGGATTCGGCAAGACCGAATTCAGCCAGAACCATACCGGGATCGATTACCTCTGTCCTGCCGGGACACCGGTCCTGGCGTCCGAAGAAGGAAACGTCTTCTTCTCCGGATGGAAGCCGGGCGGATACGGCTATTGTGTCTTCCTGCAGCACCCGGACGGTCTGGTCACGGTCTACGAGCACCTTTTGAAGGACATCCCGGTCACCGTCGGACAGTACGTCTCGCGCTCCCAGGTGATCGGATACTCCGGCTCTACCGGGAATTCGACAGGCCCGCACCTGCACTTCGAGATCCGTGACGCAGGCGGTCAACCCGTGAACCCGATGCGGATCCTGCACTCGTCCATCGAGCCCGCGATCGGCGCGGAACCATCCGGCGCTCCGCTCAAAAGCGCGGATGCCCTCGGCCCTTCCGTGGAAGTCGTCGCGCCGATGGGAGCCTGGGGCTGGGCGCCGGACTTCTCCGTCCGTCAGACCGTCTTCCCCTGCGGGACGAAGCTGCACTATACCGGGAAGACGACCGAACGGCTCGGCTACACCTACTGCGAATGTTATCCGGAGCCTGTCAAATACTGGGTGGCCGTTCATGACAACGACACCCAGATCCTGGACAACACGGAATAAAGGACCGGCGGAACCAGCAAGGACCGGCTGGGACTGCACACAAAGGACCGGCGGGGACTGTAACCACTGTCACAGACTTGGGACATTGGGGACTGTCCCCAATGGTCCGGACAGCACCGGCCCGAAACCAAAGTGAGCGATCATGAACGATGAAAACCTGATCCCAATCAACAAGCGTGCAAAGAGCGTGCAAAGAGAAATCCGCCGCAAAGGCGGTCTCACCAGAGCCGCCAACGCCCGCCGACGGAAAGAGCACCAGGAAAAATGGCGTGCCCTGCTTGAACTGGTGGATGAGGAAGGCCTGTCCGTTCTCGACAAAGTCGACCGCGCCCTGACAGCCAGAGCCTTGAAAGGCGACGTCAACGCTTACGAAAAGATCATGGAATATTCCGGACTGTCTGTCCTCCTGGATCTCAAAGAAGAAGAACTGAAACTCAAGCAGGACAAACTGAAACTCGAAAGATCCCAGCTTGAACAGAAAGCTGGAGACACTGCCGACATCGAAGACCTCAGTGCCCTGGCGGAGATGATCAATGAGTCTGACGCAGACGATCAGCTGGGGTAAGTTCGGACCCAAACACAAGCGCTACATCCGGAAGGCGCTCAGCTCGACCTTCTGCGTAGCCGAAGGCGCGGTCCGTGCCGGGAAGACCATCGACCACTGCGCGATCGCGGCCGCCTACCTGGAAAAATCTCCGGACATGTTCCACCTGGCATCCGGCTCGACCATCGGCAACGCCAAGCTGAACATCGGTGTCTGCAACGGCTTCGGCCTCGAAAACCTCTTCCGCGGACGCTGCCATTGGGGCAAGTACCGCGACAATGAAGCCCTCTTCATCCGCACTCAGACCGGCGAGAAAATCGTCATCTTCACCGGCGGAGGCAAGGCCGACAGCTATAAAAAGATCCTCGGGAACTCCTATGGCCTCTGGATCGCCACCGAGATCAACGAACACTACGACTGCGACGACAGCCGGACATCCTTTCTCAAGGTCGCGATGGCCCGCCAGGCGGCTGCCCAATGGCCGCTCACGCTCTGGGATCTCAACCCGTCCAGTCCGAAGGCGCGGATCTATTCCGAGTACATCGACCGCTATCAGGACGAAGAACTGCCAGGCTATCTTTACGAGCACTTCACGATCTATGATAACGCGACTCTCACCGAAGCCCAGCGGAACGCCTTCATCGCCAAGTACCGCACCGACTCCGTCTGGTACCGCCGGGACATCCTCGGCCAGCGTGTCATCGCCGAAGGCCTCATCTACGAAGCCTTCGCGGACCATCCTGAAGCCTGGGCGGTCAGTCCGGAAGAGCTCCGGGAAAAGTACTGGGACAAGCGGGAGAAGCGCTGGCGCTTCCAGTACATCGATCTCGGCGTCGACTACGGCGGCAACGGATCCGCGCATGCCTTCGTCGCGGATGCCATCACTGACGACTGGCATGTGGTCGTCCTCAAGACCCGCCGGATCCCAGCCAAAGGGGTGACGGTCGAGACCCTGACGAAGCACTTCCTCGCCTTCGGTGAAGAGATCGTCAGAGAATACGGGCGGATCGATTGCGCCTACTGCGACTCCGCCGAACAGACCATCATCAACACCTTCCGGCAGGCTGCACCGTGGCCTGTCGCCAACGCGCTCAAAGGCCAGATCATCGACCGCATCCGCTTCACCGAGCTTGCAATGACATCGCACCGGATGAATTATGTGGCCGGTGAATGTGACAGCCTCGTCCGGGCATGGTCAGAGGCTTTATGGGACCCGGACGAACCGGGTGAATGGATCCGCCTGGACGACGGATCGACAGATATCGACAGCAACGACGCATGGGAATACTCCGTCGAACGGTTCATTCCCGTGATCATACAGGATATAGAAGGAGATCAAGCATGAACTTTATCGACTCGATCAGAAACATCGTCCTCCGCCTGTTCGGGGTGGATCCGATAACGACACCGGCTGAAATGGCCTTCCTCGATGAGGCAGACGCGAAATACCGCGAAGAAGCCGGCTACAACATCACAGCGATCTTCGCCGGAAAGCTCGCCACCCAGTCCGTCATCGACTCGACCATCAATGTGGTCGGGAACAACCAGCGTGCTGAGCTCATTGCCACCGTCATGGATAAGATCTGGATAGACGCGAAGAAATGGATCGCGACCGCCTACGGGACCGGCGGCGTCCTGCTGATCCCTTACGTCATCAACAAGCGGATCTATGTCGACACCATCCCGCAGTCCTGCATGCTCATCAACCGGGTCAACGGTGACGAGCTTCGTTCCGTCTCGCTTGTGGCGGACTCGACTGTCCAGGGCGAGAAACAGTACTTCCGTTGGACAGACTACGACCTGGACGACAACGGCCTGCTCCTGATCCGTCAGCGTGCGACCAATGCCGTCGGCCGTCCCGTCCCGCTGGACTCGATCGCGGAATGGACGAACATCAATGAAGAAATGACCATCTCCGGCTGTGAACATCTGCTGTTCTCCTATCTGAAGAACCCGACTGACAGCCGGAAGAAGACACACTACGGCGTGCCGATCACCTACGGCTGTGACGACAAGATCAAAGAGATCGTCGAATGTCAGGAAGCGATTCGCAAAGAATACCGGCTCAAACAGCCGATCGTTGGCATGGACACGACCCTCTTCAAAGTCGAGAACGGACGCCGGCGCCTTCCGGTGACCGGGCTCTTCATGCCGGTCAACCCGCAGGGACTGAACACCTCCGGCAAGCTCTGGGACGTCTACGATCCGGCGATCCGCGACAGCTCCTACTACACCCGGCTCCAGCACCTGTATGAGGAACTGGAAAAGCAGGTCGGCACTTCCCGCGGGATCCTGACCGAGCCGAAGTCCGCTGTCTCCGGAGGCTACGCTGCGACCGCGACCGAAATCAAGGCCGCCAACCTGGACACCTACTCCATCGTTGACGGCATGCGGAAGGTCGTCGAAGCCTCCCTGGATCGGCTCGCTTACGCGGTCGATGTCCTCGCGAACGCCTACAACCTCTCGCCCATGGGCGAATATAAGCTGACCTTCGACTGGTCCTACAGCCTGATCGAATCCACGCAGGAAAGCTTCAATCAGCTGCTCTCTTCCGTCTCGGTCGATGCGGTCGAAGCCGCCGAGCTCCGTATGTTCACCTATCCCAACGAAACGCTGGAAGAAGCCCGCAAACGTGTGGCGGAGATCCGGCGCTACAAAGCGGACATGGCTGACCTCCTGTTGAAAGAAGCGGCTGCCGGCGAAAGCCGGAGAGCTCCGCTGACACTGGAAGACGAAGATGACGAAGAATGAGGAAGCCGCCCTCCGGGTGATGAAGCGCTACCGCAGGCAGGTCGACCTTCTGGAAGACGACGCCGTGCGGAAGCTTGCCAGATCCTGGCATGTCCTGGACATGGAGCTTCGGGAAGACCTGAAGCGTCTTGAAAAGGATGACGGGACACCGCTCGTCTACCGCTTCCATCGGACCGTTCTTCCGGAGATCGTGCTGAAACTGGAATCCTGCGCGAAGGAAAGCGAGCGCGTCATGGTCCGGCTGACAAAGCAGACCGCCCGCCTCGGTGCCGAATCTGTGGATGCGTCCGCCCGCAAGGTCTTGAAGGAGAGCTGGCAGAAGGTCAGCACTGCCGGGCTCTTCACCGGCGGGATCTTCGAAGCCTCCCGATCGGCGCTGCAGAAACTCCCGTCTTCCATTGCGGACAGGATCACCGCGATCGTCAGTCAGGCCCAGGGCATGGCGGAGCAGGGCCTTCAATGGCTGCAGTCCCAGCTCGGCAACATCCTCTCCGGGGCATGGTCCGGCCTCCAGCGCATCATCCGCACGGCTGCCGAACAGCTGTTCCGCAGAGGACAGCAGGAGCAGCGCCGGCAGATGCCTGTGCAGCAGTGGCGCAGATGTGCCAATCATCAGACCGCCTGCCTCGCCTGCCTCATGCTGGAAGGCACCTTCTACGATCGGGAAGAGGACTTCTCCGACCATCCGAACGGACGCTGCTACATCGTCCCGGTCGAACCGGGAAGCCGGCCCGACCATGCCGGACGTGACTGGCTGGAAGAGCAGGACGAAGAGACCCAGTGCCGGATCATGGGGAAGACCCGCTTCGAAGCCTGGAAGAACGGGGACCTCACCCTGGACCAAATGACGGACGTCGTCCCGAACAGCGAATTCGGTCCCCAGCCTCATGTGATCCCGCTCAAAGATTTGGGATTGATGCCCGCAAAATGATGGTATAATTATTGGTGACGAGAGTAACGCCCGTCACACAACCAACCAAGAGCCTGAGAAAGCCGGTTGAGGTCATCCTCGCCGGCTCTTTTTTTTACGACATTTTTCCTCAGCCGGTCAGGGATGCACCTTGACCGGTTTTTTCGCTTAACACGCCGGGGTCGGGGCGTACGCCGACCGGAAACCTCACGCGGAGCGGGTCCGCGTCAACAACACCGTAAGGGAGACAAAAACAAATGAATCGCGACTTTTTGAAAACTGCGGGAGTACCGGACGAAGCGATCGATAAGATCATGGCGGAGTACGGGAAAGACATCCAGGCAGAAAAGGACAAAGGCCTGAAGGCTGCGTCCGATCTGGCTGAAGCGGCAAAGACGATCGAGACCTACAAGACGCAGATCGCCGAGCTGGAAAAGACCGCCGGGGACAACTCTGAAGTCAGAAAACAGCTCGAAGAACTGCAGGCGCAGATCGCCGAAGAAAAACGGCTGGCTGACGAAAAAGCTGCCGACGAACAGCTGACGAAGACCATCCGCGCGGCGTTTCCGCAGGACCGGAAGTTCGTGAACGAATACACCGAACAGGCTTACATCGGCCAGATCAAGGCCGAGATGAACAAGCCGGAAAACAAAGGCAAGGGCATCGGGGAGATCTTCGAGACCTTGACAAAAGATAAGGCAGACATCTTCGCAAACCCGAATCAGGTCGGCAACATGTCCGGCTTCGGCGGAACGACCATCGACACCGTCGATGACGCAAAGGTCCGCAGGGTGATGGGTCTGCCCGCAAAGGAGTAACACCATGGGAAACAGCATCGCACTGTTTGAAAAATATATCGCGAAACTGGATGAAGTCTACGCGATGGAAGCAAAGACTGCCGTTCTTGACGGTAGCGCCGATCTGGTCCGTGCCGGTTCCAACGCCCACACGATCCAGGTCCCGAAGATGAGCATGGACGGCCTCGCCGACTACAGCCGCAACAGCGGTTATGTCCTGGGCGACGTCACCCTCGAATACGAAGAGGTCGAATTCAACTACGACCGCGGCCGCAAGTTCTCTGTCGACGTCATGGACGACGAAGAGACCGCCGGTGTCGCCTTCGGCCAGCTGGCTGCGGAATTCATCCGCTCCAAGGTCGTGAAGGAAATGGACGCTGTCCGCTTCGCCGCCTACGCCGGGACCGTCGGCATCAGCACCGTCGCTGCCGCTGCGCTCGACACCGCTGACAAATGGCTCGCCGCTCTGACCGCTGCGAAGACCACCATGGACGATGATGAAGTGCCGGAAGAATCCCGCATCCTCTTCATCAGCCCGACCGGCCGCAACCTCGTCGAAGGCATGGACACCTACAAGTCCCGCGCCATGATCGACAGCTTTGCCCAGGTCATCACGGTCCCGCAGGCCCGCTTCAACACTTCCGTTGAACTGCTCGACGGCACCTCCGCTGGTGAGACTGCCGGCGGCTTCAAGGTCGACGGCAACGACATCAACTTCCTGATCGTCGACAAGGGCGCGGTCATGCAGTACACGAAGCACACCGTCAACAAGGTCATCGGTCCGGAAGAGAACCAGACCTCCGACGGCTACCTGTTCTTCTATCGCGCTTATGCTCTGCATCAGGTGCTGGAGAACAAGCTCGGCGGTATCTACCTGCACAAGTCCACTGTCACCCGCGGCGGCTCCAACTAACGATGAGCACGCACGTCGGGAAGAAATTCGGGAAGGAGCCGGTATCCACTCCGGCTCCCGCCGAAACACCTGAACCGGCTCCAAAGCCGAAGAAGGTGACCAGAAGGCCGAAAAAGACCGGGAAATGAAAAAACTCTGCAGCATCTTTGACCATCAGAACAAATCGACAGCCTACCGCGAAGCGCTGGCGAAGGCCGGTTATGTCTTTACTGACCGGGTCCTCGTCCAGGGGCTCCGCTTCATCCTCACGGATGCGGACTGGCGGGAAGGCCTGATGAAAGATGCTGCCGAACTTCATACACCCGTCTTTCTCTATCCGCACGCGGCCAGGCCGATGGTCCAGTATGATGGCTGTATCGAGCCGAAACCAGTCACAGCCATGTTCACCCAGGCGCCTGAAGGCAGGCGCATCATGGAAAAGATCGGCTATCCCTATCCTGTGGAAGTGACCGGCTGGGCCTACTCAGAGGTCCGTCCGTTCCGTCCCGTGGAGAAGGTAAAGCGGGTCCTTTTCGCCCCGATCCATCCCAACGCCAACGGTTATCTGAGCAAGGTCGACAAGGACCTGAACCGGAAGACCTATGACAGGCTGTATGATGCCTGCCGGGAGATGGGAGCGGAGCTTTCCGTCCGATACGTTGACTCGCTCGAAGCGTGTGGACTGAACGGCATACCCGCTGGGGAATTCGTTGAGCTCCACAAAGGGAAGAAGAACTCCTCCACCTATGACATCGAGACCGCCGACGTGGTCGCCGCTCATCAGACCTTCGCTTACATGAGCGTTGCGATGGGCGTCCCGACTGTCATGATGGGAGAGGACGTTCCGCCCCGCACCGGTAATTCGGACGCGTCCTTCCGTTATGTGGAGCACTGGGATGACTACAAGACCGAGCTGATGTACCCGCTGGACATCCTCAAAGGTGCTCCTGTGGAAGTCATCAGCAGGGCCTGTGCCGGATACGCGGAAGTTGAGGACTGGAAGGAACGCCTGATCGGGCGTCCCTTCGACGGTCCCGAATTTGTCAGGAAGCTGGAGGCGTATCTATGACTTACACACCAACAGCAGCAGAGATCACCTGGCTCCGCCGGATGGTCGGTGAGTACCCGGAAGAGAACTCCTCCTATTCCTATGACGACCTCGCCGGTGTGATCGAATCCCGGGAGGGAGACCTTCACGCAGCCGCCGCGGACGTCTGGGGATGGAAGGCCGCCGAAGTCGCCAACCTATTCGACTGGTCGGCTGACGGAGGGGACTATAAGCAGAGCGTGCTCTACGAACGCTACCAGGCAAATGCCGAAGCGGAGCGAGCGCAGTCTGCCACGACCGGCGGGATGATCATTGACCCGACCCTTGAGGTGCTGGGATGATCTTCAATCGGACGACCCTTTCCGGGATGCGGAAGACACAGGAATCGACCATGTGCCATGTGTGCAGGGTCGAGCCTTACATCGTTGCAGGAGACGGGACCGTCAGCTACGGCAAAGCCTTCAAAACGAAGTGCGGGTTCAAGCTGTCTTCCGGTTACAGCTCCGACAGCGGGATGTACGAAACGGTCGAAGCCACCGCGGAGATCCGTTTTCCGCTGGGTGTCCGCATCGGGATGAAGGACCGCGTGACCATCCTTGAATCCTTTGGGACGAAGCTGGCCGCGCCCCGCGTCTTTGAAGTCAGCCGCCTGCCGGGAAGCTTCGGCCCATCCGGTCAGGTGGTCCAGGCTTCGGAGGTCTACGCATGAGCACGACCTTCCGTACCAGTACCGGCAATGAGATCACCTTTGAATTGGAAGGGATCGCGGAAGTCCAGAAGGAACTGGATGAACTGGTCGGCAGAGTAAAGGACGAAGCCTCCGTCGAAATGATGACGAAGGTCGGTGAACATGTCAAATGGTGGATGCAGCAGAACATTCTGAAGGAACATCTCCTGAAGACAGGCGCGCTGTTCAACTCTGTCTTCGTGACAGCTCTGACCAATGATAAAGGTTCGGACGTCTACATCGGGCCGAACACTGAAGAAGTCGTCTATGCCATGATCCAGAACTACGGCGGTCATATCTATCCGAAAAATGCAAAGTATCTGCATTTCTGGTACAACGACAAAGAAGTATTCGCCAGACATGTCTATTTACAGCCACATTCATACATCGAACCGGCCTTTGACGATCATCAGGAAGATATCCTGACACTTATGGAGGATGAGCTTTATGCCGCAATCGCAGCAGGCACCGCGAATATATGATGCCTTCGAATCACTGATCCGAAACGCAGTTCCTGAAGACTGCAAAGTCTTTCAGGCGAACATGCCGCTCCAGCTGATGGACAGCCTCGCCCGGGAGACCATGCGGGTCTGCACTTATCTGCTCATCCAGGATCGTGTGCGGAACACTGCGTCCGGATCCACACCGGTGCACGAAGTCCTCATCGAAGTCAGCTTCTACGGCAGCCTTGACGACGCGGACACCATGTCGAAAGACCTGACCGCTCAGATCTGCGGTCAGACCGTCACTGCCGAAGGCTGGAGCTTCTCCCTTGTGGCAGGACAGGCCGGAAAGAGGGACGTATGGGAACCGAGAATCACGGTGAAACGCGAACACCTGCAGTTCCGCGGGCTCGCGGTCGAGCCGGAAGGATAAGGAAGTATTGGGACGGCTGGCCGGTCTATGAATGCCGGTGCGGCTTTGAGACCATCGACGAAGTGACCTTCGTCAACCACATCAAACAGAAGGGGCATGAGCCCCGGGAGGATAAGTATGTACAAGACTAACATGGGGACTAAACTGCAGATCGGCTCCGCAGACGAGACGCCGACCTTCACGGACATCCCGCGTCTTCGCAATGTTCCGGGCCTTGCCCTTGAAGCCCAGAAGATCGAAGTCACCCACAACCAGAGCAAGAGCCGGGAATACATCCCTGACTGCCTGCCGGATCCGGGTGACTACTCCTTTTACATGGAGACCGACCGCACCGATGCGGTCCATCAGACGCTGTTCACTCTGCGCGGTACGACCGGCACACGCAAGTTCCGCCAGGTCTATCCTGACGGCCTCGTCTACGAATTTGAAGCATCCGTTTTGTCCATCACCCGCGCCGATTATGACGCGCAGAGCCCGGATGTCATCATCGACACCGTCGCCCTGGCCATCAACGGGGACGTCGAAGACATCTCCGACCAGCTGCTGAGCTGAGGAACGCATGGGCAAATATCTGACCGCGAATGCGATCCTTCAGGCCGAAGACTTCGTCTATGATGAGGTGGATTGTCCGGAATGGGACGGTATCGTCCGGATCCGCTCCCTTTCCGGAGCCCAGCGTGTCACGCTGAAAAAAGCGATCGATGCCGGGAACGACAACATTGACGAAATGCTCTGCGTCATGTCCATCGTGGACGAGGACGGGAACCGCATCTTCGACCAGAAGCAGATCGCGGAACTGAGCAGGAAAAACACCAAGGCGATCAGCCGTGTGGCCATCCGCGTGCTGGAGATCTCCGGGATGCGGAATCCCGATAAATCCGTGGCGGACGCCGAAAAAAACTCCGTCGGGACGGAGAGCGGAGGTTCATCCTTCGATTAGCCTTGAAATTAGGTTATGCGAATCCGAATGCTATGCTGCGGGAGATGACGACCGCACAGCTGGATGAATGGATCGCCTTCTACCGGATCGAGCCCTGGGGGCTGGCCGTCATCGACAACCTGATCGCCAGCATCAAGGCCCTGATCATCAACATCAACACATCGAAGCGGAAACAGAAACTCAAGAAGTGGGACCAGCTCCTGCTCTGGCCTGAGAAACAAAAACGTGTTGATGCCCAGCTTGAACCGGACGAGTTAGGAGAATAAATGGCAGCTGCATCCATTGCCGGGATCAACGTCAAGATCGGCGCGGATCTATCCGAACTGAAAAAAGAAGTCGGGAAGGTCGGCGATACTGTTGAACAGAATATCTCTCCGGCAAAATCAACTGTACAGAGTTTAGCTGACAAATTCAAAGATGCCGCGTCAAAAGCCGGACAGGTCGCGACCAAGGTGATCTCGATCGCCAACCAGATCTCGCAGATCGCCGGAGCCTTGAAAGACTTTGTCGCGGGAGCTCTGGAGTCGGCCCTGGCTGTCAATCCGGAAACGGCTGAGAAAGTCCAGGGCATCAAAGATGCCTTCAACGGGATCAAGACTACATTCGGGGAGGCGCTGGTCCCGCTGATAGACAAATACGCTCCGCAGATCGTAAATGTCCTGGACAGCATTGCGGGATGGATCGCGGACCATCCGGAAGCCACCGCGAATATCGTCGGCATCGGTGCCGCATTGGCAGGCCTTGCCACGGTCATGGGAGCTGCCCTGCCGGTTATCACGCTGTTCAATGCCGGAATGATCACTATCTCTGCTCCTGCTCTGGCCGCCGCTACTGCGATCGCCGGACTTGTCACCATCATCGGGCTCCTGATCAGCCGGATGGACGATGTCTCAACTTATACCGTGGCAACAGCCGAAGGTATCGAGAACATGGACACAGCCACACAGCAGTTGGTCGAGAATGGTTTCGGTCAGCTGGAGATCCGGGATTATTCCTATGCTGAAGTCTTTGACCCGGAAACCGGCGAAGATGTCCTCGCCCGTTGGGATGATATCACGATGAGCTGGGTGACACAGGAACAGGACCTTGCCAGTGCTGCGAGCACTGTCTCCGAAGCTGTTGCCGATCAGTCAACAGTCATGGAGACCGCCGCGGACAGCATCACCGAAACGAAGACCGCTTCCGAAGAAGCGCAGGAAGTCCTCAAAGGGATGCAGGAAGCTATTGACGGCGTCTCCCAAGCAACGAGCACCGACTTGACCGAATCCATGGATCAGATCAATGAGATCCTCGAATCCGATGCCTTCCAGCAGTTCGCCAACCAGCCGATCGATGAAGCAGTCTCCGAATCCTGGACGGCCTTCGGAACGGCAGTCGGTACCACTACGGAAGGCTTCACCGCCATGAACGAAACGCTCGGTGAAGAAAGCGCCTTCTCGATCGCGCTCTCCGGACTTCCTGCAAAGTTGGACAGCATTCGTGTGGCAGCTGAAAACCTCGGTGTATATTTCTCTGAAGGCTTCGTCACTGCCATCAATACAGTGATGCTGTTCCTCTGCCAGACATCGACCGATGAGGAAGGTAATATCAATGCCGGAGCCGGGAATACCCTCTACACTTCCCTCGGCGCAGTATACGGTCTTTTCATAGACATTTACGCCACCTCTCAGCTTCTGGCCCAGTACTGGACGACAGCCTTCATCCAGGCATCCGAGACCATGCGGCTCGAAGCAGGGGAGGCTACCAGCGTAGTCGAAGGACTTGCTTCCGCAGCATGGGACACGGCTTCCGCCTTCTATGCAGTAGTCGATGCCTATATCACGATGATCAATACCGTGAACTCCGGCGGTTCCGGAGGAGGCGGGAAGAAGGGCGGATGGAGCCATTATGGCGGAGGGAAAGCCTCCGGCGGTCCGGTACGCACAGACAGCGCTTACCTGGTCGGCGAACTCGGGCCGGAGATCTTCGTGCCGAATACCGGCGGGACCATCATCCCGAACGACAGGATCGGAATGAATCCGACCGTCAACGTCATCTTTCAGGGCGATGTCATCGGGGATGAACGCACGATCTCCGCTTATGTGACCAAAGCCGCCAACAAAGCGATAAAGGAGGCCGTATATGCCGGCGCTTGATCCTTATCCTTACATCAGCTATATCACCGCCGCAGGGGATGAAGTCATCCTCTCTTGCGACGGATACAAAAAATGGTGGGAATGCTACGGACGCGAAGGCTTCGCGGCCCCTCCGCTGGAATGTGTGACCCGTCAGTATGCCGACGGGATGACAGACACCCTGGCGGTCATCATGAAACCGCGGACACTCTCGATCCAGATGGTCATAAACGGAGACTCCTGCCGGGAACGGGACGTGATCCTTGCCGATATGGCCTCCCGCCTGATCCAGGTCGGTTCCCGAAAAAATTGGGGGACACTGAAGGTCAAACGGTCAGACGGCTCATTCGTCCTGATCGATTGCGTCTATGCAGGCGGCATGGATGAGATCGTCCATGAACTGCCCTATGCCCAGCAGTTCACGCTTAGCTTCTTTGCCGGGAACGCCTATTTCTATGACATAGACGAAACGGTCCTGGCGATACGGAACCTCTCGGATCTGGTCTACCTCAATGACGACCTCCTCCTTTCCGATGATCTGTATCTGACGGATGGCATCTCGACCACGTTCATTAATAATTCCGGCGAATCGTTCTACCCGATCGTTGAGATCATCGGGCCGGCATCAGTTATCAGGGTCACCAATGACACGACCGGTCAGGTCCTGGAAGTGGACCCGGACCTGCATCTTCTGGCGGGTCAGAAACTGACCTTCGATTGCCGGGAGCATGAACGGGCGATCATCCTAACCAATACAGATGACACGGAGACAGACATCACTCAGAAGCTCGCGTTAGGTTCTTCCCTGGTCTGGGAGATCGTTAAAGGATCGAACTCCATCACGTTCTACTACACAGATTCCAACGAAGAGACCTTCGCCCGGATCCGATATCATCAGAGGTATTTGTCCGCATGAGTACTCTCTATGAAGTCTATCTCAAAGACGAAAACGGCCTGCGTGATACGCTGGTCGAAGGACTGACCTCGATCACTGCGACTTTCCGCAGCAATGAGCCGATAAAATGGAAATTTGAAGGCTCCGGTCTGGAACCATGCCCGCTTGCAGAAGGCGCTGACATAGCAGTCTTCCGGAACGGGACCATCTTATTCTGCGGTTATGTCTGTGAGATCGCGACGACCTATGACGCATCGACTCGCATCTATGACTGGGAGATCGAAGGTCTTTCCGACCTCGGGAAGCTTTCCCGGAGGCTGATCTATCCGATCCCTTCGGTAACTCCGCCGGATCCGGATGAGATGTACTCAGCTACCGGAAAGCTTTCTGTCGTCCTGCTGGACCTGATCAAGAAGAACGCTGCCAACTCTGCGCTGGCAGGCCGCCGCATTCCGTGGCTGTCCGTTTCCGCACAGACTGAGATCGGCGATACCGTAAATATCGAGACCGAACCGGTCGAGCTGCTGAAATACATCCGGGACAAGCTCAACGACACGGATCTTGTCATCCGGGAAGTCTGGGACATGGCTGCCGGCAGCTGGGACATCCTTGTCCGAAATCCGCAGGACATTTCAGACAAAGTCATTTTCAGTACAGATAATGGCTCCCTCTCGGCATGGGAACGGACCATCAAAGCACCGAAGGCAAACTGGCTGCTTGTCACCGGATGTCAGAAGCCCATCAACGAAAATGATCCGGATTCCGAAGAAGACACCATGACGGCCATCGTCATGGACAACGCCAGTATCAGCAAATGGGGCAGGATCGAAGCGGTCGTTTCCAGGGGAGATATCAGACGGGACAAGGACGGAGGCGAATCCTGGGCATTTGTCGCGCAGCGTCTGCAAGCAGCCGCCTATGAAGAACTGGAAAAAGCTTCAGCGCAGTTTGGTTATAAACTGACCACGACAGAGATCCCGCGCAATGTCTTTCCGGAAGACTACGACATCGGCGATATCGTTGCGGTCCGGATCGGCACCGATGAATTCACCGCTAAAGTCGATGAGATCAAAGTGGCCTATTCGGAAGGTGTCGAGACTATCGAACCTTCCGTCGGGACCCAGCAGCGCGGTGAACTGCAGTCGGTCTTTACCGAATTGGGAACGCTGAAAGAACAGATCAAAGTACTGCAGCAGAGCAGATAAAGGAGAAACCTATGCCATCTTCCGTAAATTTTAGCAAAATAGGATTTTTCAATAATATCCTGCCATTGAACCAGACGAACTGGGCGTCTTACTTCGCCCCGTCCATTCCTGACGGCGTCATTGCCGGGATCGGAAACGAGCTTGAGGTTTTCGGCAACAGTTCCGGAATGCAGGTCTATGTCAAAGCCGGAGAATGCCGGGTCCGCTCCCACCAGGGGGTTCTGGATGAACAGATCACCCTGACAGTCCCTGACGCGGATCCGACATACGCAAGGCGCGATCTGGTCGTTGCCCGTGTAACTTACGGCTCGCCTTCCACCATGGAGATCGTGGTCAAGACCGGTACTCCGGCGTCAAGCCCGGCAGTGCCGACACCGACAAAGATCGCAGGCTCCATCTGGGAGCTCCCGCTGGCACAGATCGCTGTGGCAGCCGGAGCCGTTACGATCGCAGCCGGGAATGTCACCGACCGCCGCTTCCGCTATACTTTGGGCGGTGCTTCCGCGATCAGTTTCAGCGGGATATCACTGAACGTCGAAAATGACTGGGAATACCGAAACGATTCGCCGATCAACTCCCTGCAGATCGTACTGCCGCCGACGCTTCCATTAACAGACATCTGGTGCAGCTCCGTCTGTTTCACATCAAGCAGCGCTTTCACAGGCGTGACCTTCCGCTCGAACGGGGCCGCTTACACGCCGAAGGTCCAGGGAGCATCTCTGAGCTTGAAATCTGTCCGCTATAACCTGATGCTCTGGTGGGACGGGTCTTATTTCTGGTGCAACAGCGAGGCGGCCTGATGGATTACTTCAGCACAAAAAAGAGGCTTGCTTCTTCTGGTTCGCTTTGGTGGTCACTGGATGGCTTGAGCGATGCCAACTGCCTTGCCGCATATACTTTCGTGAACCGGTACTCAGTAGCTGATGCTAAAAAGGATCTGACCCGAAAATACGGTGACATAACAAACAATGGATGTTTATATATGTCCAATGCTGGTTTCTATATCAATAACTCAAACTATCTCGATCAGTCAACACTGAGATCATCAGGAAAAATCAAATCAATCGTCATAAAAGTAACTGATGTATGGGGTGGAAACTTCATGGCTTTGACAGGTAACTGGGGCGGTATCGGTGTCTGGCTGAAGACCATTTTTGAAACAGCACTGTTTTGGACACATTGTCAGGATACCGGGATTTCCCATCAAAACGGTAATGACGAACAGACTTTTGGCGCGGCGGCGTTACGACTGGCTAATGGAGAGCTTGGAGATGGAGTTTACGGACTGACCAATACTGGTACGGGGGTTCTTTATCATAATGGAAGTTCGGTCAGTATGCGAAACGCTACTGCGACATCAGGGGCAAATCAAGGTCCGTGGACTCGGTTCAGAGCCGCAGATATTCCGCGACTTATCGGTGGATCAGGGGATATGACGGATAGCTCTGGGAATCCAGTTGCGATGAATGGACATTTTTATGTCAGAGCTATCGCCGCATATAGCAAGGAACTGAGTGCGGCTGAACATCAGCGCATTTATACAAATCTGGCATTGATCTAAGGCTTGCGATATAGGAGGAACTATGGAACGGGCAGAATACGATCTTTACATCTATAAAGGAGAAGACTACCTGCTGACCACCGGCTGGAAGATCGACAAAGAGCCGATCGACTTCACTGGCTGGACAGCGGCCATCCAGATCCGGCGCGGGATGAACGGCGGCCTCATCGCGGAGATGGAATGTGACATCGAAGCGGTCGAAGGAAAGATCGATCTCACCCTGCAGAACCGGTTCACTGCGGCATTGAATCCGGGCACCTATGCCTGGGATCTCAAGCTGACGGATGAAGGCGGGACTGTATGGTATCCCCTGACCGGCAAATGCTACGTTTACGGAAGGAGCACAGAATGAATGTTACTGAATTGACGAGCAAAGAGATCATCATCGAAATGTACGGGCAGGGCCCGGCAGGAAAGACCGGAAACGGTATCGCTTCCATCGAATTGCTGAGCGAAGTCGGCCTGGTCAAGACCTACCGCATCTCCTACACCAACGGCCAATACTTCGACTTTCCGGTCGAGGATGGCAACGGCATCGCATCCGTCACGAAAACGGGCACCGATGTTCTGACCGATACCTACACGATCGTCTTTACGAATGGCACCAGCACGACCTTCGATGTGGTCAACGGCAACGGGATCATCCGGATCGAAAAGACCGGTACCGACGTGCTGACCGATACCTATACCATTTACTATACCAATGGAACGACTGCTTCCTATACGGTAAAGAACGGGAAAGGCATCAGCTCCATCCGGAAGACCGGCACCTCGGGTTTGGTCGATACCTACACCATCAGCTACAATGACGGGACTTCTTCCACTTTCACCGTCACCAACGGCGAAAAGGGAGACACGGGGAACGGGATCGCTTCCATCAGCAAGACCGGCACTTCCGGTCTGGTGGATACCTATACTATTACCTACACCAATGAACAGACGGCGACCTTCACCGTGACCAATGGGAACGGCATCACGAAGATCCAGAAGACGGGTACTTCTGGTCTGACCGATACTTATACCATCACCTTCCAGAACGGTACAACGACCACCTATCAGGTCGTTAATGGCAACGGGATCAGCTCCATCACAAAGACTGGGACGTCCGGGCTTGTTGACACTTACACGATCGCTTATACCAACGGCACCAGCACGACCTTCACGGTGACTAACGGCGAAAAGGGCGACACAGGCAACGGCATCCAGAGCATTGAAAAGACTGCGACTGTCGGCCTTGTGGACACTTATACCATCACGATGACTGACGGCACGACCACGACCTTTACAGTGACCAACGGTTCAGATATGTGGGGCAACATCACAGGAACACTGAGCGACCAGACCGACTTACAGAACGCACTGGACAGTAAAGCTCCTGTCATCGCGGAAACCGCTTCGGGTAGTATCGCATCCTTCACCGACGGCTCTCCCGCTCCCGTGACTGCGCTGACCGTGGGGATAGAACCCGTGCAACAGGGAGATGGTGACCCAAGCCCTGATAATGTGCGACCCATCAGCGGATGGACGGGTACGAATATTCGGAGTGCGGGCAAGAATCTGTTCAAAACAACGGCGGAAACTGAAACCAAAAGCGGGGTAACTTTTACGGTCAACAACGACGGGAGTGTTACTATTTCAGGTACTCCGATTAGTGGAAACACAAATAAAAATTTAGGTATCGTTACACTTCCGGCGGGAAATTATAAAGTCAATGGATTTGATTATGGGTCAAGAACGGGAACTCGATTGCAAATTTTTGATGTGACGGACGGAGCGCAAATTAGCATTGATTTAGTATATGAAGGACATGAAGATGTAACCATATCACTCACAAAGCAAACTCCTATTTTACTTAGGCTGTTTATAACTAAGTCTTTTGATGGTAATTCCATTACAGCTTACCCTCAAATTCGTCTTGCATCCGACCCTGATGCTTCATGGTCGCCACAACAGGGTACAACTCTCCCCATTTCATGGCAGACTGAAGCGGGGACGGTCTATGGTGGTGTTTTGGATGTCCTGACGGGGATGCTGACGGTGGACAGGGTAATGGTAGATTTGGGAACATTGAGTTGGGTACACTTTAGCCCAAGTGGCCAAATTATTTTCGATTACTTCAAAACGACTATATCAGGCATAAAATATTATTCGGCTAACATTTTAGCTCCATATAAATGCAGTCAATACAAAACCACAACTGCCACTCAGATTGGTAAAGCCGGATTTGACAAATGTATTGCGCAAAGCGGGACGATTGTTTTTATTGCTGATTCGGCTTATACCGATGCTTCCGACTTCAAAACAGCTATGAATGGTGTTCAACTTGTGTATGAACTTGCCGAACCTTTCACCGTCCAACTGGATGCATCCACTCTGGAAACGCTGAAAGGAGAGAACCATGTCTTTGCGGACACCGGGAATATTGACCTTACTTATCGGGCAGACACGAAGCTGTTCATCGAGGAACAGATAGCGGAGAGCCAGAGGGCTACACGCTCACTTATTGCGGGTATCGAAACGGCAATGGTGGCAAGCAAGAACTACTCCACGGGTGACTTGCTTATCGTGGGTGACACCCTTTACAAGACCACTGCAAACATCGGAAGTGGCAGTGCGATCACAGTCGGAACAAACGTAACTGCGACCACAGTTGCGGAACAGCTTATCGCGTTGGCAAACGCATAAACAAAAGGAGAGCTATATGCAGAACTACATCGTCCTTGAGATCACCCGCAACGCCAGCGGGAACATCGCCGTCTATCCGTCAGCCAAAGAGCAGGAAGACAGCGCCTACGCAAAATACTATGAGATCCTGACGCGTGCCGCGACTTCCAACAGTCCGGTCCACGGTGCGACCCTGCTCAACTTCGACGGCTTTCAGGTAGAGCAGAAATGTTTCTTCCATGACACGCCAGAACCGGAGCCGACACCGGAACCGGAAGGTGAATAGCCTCATTTTCAGCTCAAATGGATCACCATCCTGAGCATATGATTGCGTGTGTAATCTCCATCCCTCTGGGGGCGCTCGTCTGAGATGGCGGATTCACCCGCAACTCCCGAGTAACCGGGCAGACCGTGCTCGACCAATAGGTCGCAACCATTATAGATGGTGATCCGCGGGATGAACAGCGCAAGCGCGTCGCGTTTATCGTCGACACTTGCGCTGTCGTCATTTAAAGTGTCCAGGATCCGCACACGCAGCCGCTCCGTCACATTCCGGATCTTCTCCAGATCGGCACCGGAACCCGCTTCCAGCTGGGCAGACAGAGCCTCCCGTTTCGTCTCCAATTCCGTGATCTTGCTGAGGATCGACCGGGACCCGCCGCCATCTGCCACAGCATCGCTCAGACGGCCCAATTTCCGCTCAATTTGGGCGATTTCCCGCCTGATCGCAAACTTATCCACACCTGCATCCAAAGGCTCTGAAAACGACGCTATGAGCCTCTCAGAATCATTCTTCCATGTTTCTCCCGTCAGCAGATCTTCTGCCGCGGAAAGCACCATGCTCTCGAGGAATTCCCGGCGGATCCCGGCATGCTTCAGATTACACCGATACGTCTCATAGACGTGACCCTTCGCGGTCCGCTTATCGTTATACATCCGCTTTCCGCACACACCGCAGTACAGCATCCCCGAGAGCAGTGTCCGGTTCAGCGAATACGCACCGGATCCGGGAGCGCGCTTGCGGACCTTCGTCTTCAGCCCGTCATTGTATTCCTGCAGCTTCTCCCATTCCTTCCTGGTGATCACCGGTGTGCAGTAGTCCTCGATCACTGTCCCGCCATAAGAAAACGACCCGTATAAAAGCGGCTTCCGCATCAGATCGCAGACCTTCGAGTATTTCGTCCCGTACTTTCCGCCGATGATCTGCATCATCTCGCCGACCGAAGACCCGTTCAGCCTGGCATTGATCGCCACGCGGAACTTGTGGAGGTATTCCGGATCCGGCTCCATGCGATAACCGACCCGCTCCGATCCGTCCGTCATGAATCCCATCCGCACCGGTACCGCAGCCCATCCGTCGGGGATGTTCGATCGCGGGATGACTTTATATTTAATGAAGTTATTCTGCAGAGCCCGCTTCACATCGGCGCTGATCATGTCCGACTGGTTCTGCGCGGATGCGAAATACATCGCTTCCAGCACATGGGAAAAAGGCCCGTTGTCGACGATTGGCTGCTGGAGGGAATAGATCTTATACCCTGCCATCCGTAACCTTGCCGCGTCCAGCTGTGCCTGGTCATAGTTCCGGCCGTACCGCTCATAATCCCAGAGCACGACACCCTGAACATCCGGCTTCTTCTTGTGGAGAAGGAACGACAGCATCTCCAGATAATGGTCGCGCTTCGCCACAGACCGGCCGGAAGCGAATGGATCGGCAAAGACCCGGACCAGCTGAAGCCCGGAAGACTCGCAGAAACGCCGGATCGCCTCAGCCTGTTCTTCGGTCGACTGGTTCTTCAGGCCCTGCTCGTCGCCTTCGGAGTATCGGCAGTATGCGACCACTTTGTCGCCAATTTTAAAAGGAGATGTGCTTACTGTCATGATAAAATATCTATATCAGTTGGCATCCGATGGGAGACCATCGAAGGAAGACCGCCTCGGGGGATGAGCGGTCTTTTTTATTGTCCGGACAAGTCGATCATACGGATTTCCGGATCCTGACCGGATCGGATCGGAATAAATTCAAGTTCAACTGAAGAACCTGGATTTACAAGAATATAAGATTTTCGCAGATCTCTTTGTTGCCCAGGCCTAAGATATCTGGTAGTTCCGCGGTTTCGTCCTTCCAGCAGACCGATACCATCCTGAAAAGCCCTGAGCCTGACCTGTGAAATAAAATCGACGGTTTCCGTCTCACTCGTATTTTGAAAGGTCAGATAAACATCCAGGATAGAATATCTTGAATTGGATCTCAGCATCATAGTATGAAAACTGACAGAACAATCTTTGAAATTGACCGGCTCCAGCGATTCAGATTTAATTTGGGTCGAAGTGGAATCCTGGATGATCGTTTCCATATCGAACGCTTCAAATAAATCAGTAAGATTCTGTACCTGCATGGTCAGTGCATCCACCTGGGCCTGCAGATCCCCGCAGTCGCAGGTCTGCGCAGCTGCGGATCCGAACACGGCCATCAATAAAAATAGGATCAATACAAACTTCTTCATGTGCACTCCAAAAATCATCGCATCGGCAATCCGATCTGACAATCATCTCTGTAATATTCTGCTTCCCGCCACCCATTGCTGACAGCTTCCTCTTCGGTATAAAAATACCGTTCTCCCTTTGAAAGGTCGATTTTGGTTTTACCGTAATCACGCCAGTTCGGACAGTGGTAAATACGATTTTTCTTGTTGATATTCCCTTTGATCAGACAATAATCGATCAGTTCTCCCTCAACAGTAACGCAAGAAAAACATTTCTGTTTGTCTGAATAATCGACCGAAAAAAATTCTTCAGGCGAGATGACTTTAATTGTTGGTTCATCTGATTTCCGTGATGCAAAAGCTGACAGGAAAAGAACCAGGAAAAGGCTCAAAAACAAACACCTTTTCATAATATACCTCACACCTCAATGGTACCGGTGCCGCACCTCGATCACCTTCGACTGCAGGGACACCGGATAACTCTGCACGTCTTCGGCGGAATAATGGATCTTCCGGTAATTCGGATTCGCCGGGACCAGCGTCAGCCCGTTCCCTTCGTAGCGGATCCGCTTCACCGTGCCGACTTCACCGTTCACGCAGACGATCGCAACATCATTGTTCCGGACTTCCACATCCGGAGCGCAGATGACGATGTCTCCGTGCTTGATCTCCGGTTCCATGGAGTCTCCTTTGACGTTTAGAACGTAAGCATCCGGATGCATCGCTTTCAACCGATCATCGACAGGCATGTATCCCTCCCGGTTATCCTCTACATAATTATCATAGCCTGCACGGACAGAACCGAGGATCGGGATCAGGGCCGTCTCTCGATCCAGATCGGGGAGCGGCTCAGCAGGAAAGACTTTCGGCGGGAACCGAGGATCAGCAGGATCCTGGACGACCTTCCAACCTGGCTGTGTCTGGTCGTTATTGAGACCGAGGATCTCGTCCGTACTTGAGCCAAGTATATCCGCAAGTTTCGTCAGAATATCTGTCGGGATATCCCGGAGCCCAGCTTCATATCTGGAATAAGATGACTGGGTTATCCCGAGCATATTCGATAATTCGACCTGTCCCAGCCCCCTTTTTTTTCGTAAAAGTTTCAGATTATTCATGAATCACCTCTATATCCTATATTATATTATGCCTTTTTGACATTTTTTATAAGTAACAATAAATATGCCAAACAATAATAAATCCCTTGACAATATGACATATAGGTATATAATTATTATTGTGAGACGGGATATTATCCCGATCGCACAGAAAGGAGAGAGATGAACCTGAAGGAGATTCGGAAAGAAAAAGGCATCACCCAGCAGCAGCTGGCGGAATCATCCGGCGTAAGTCAGTCGCAGATTGCTCGCTACGAATCAGGTGAACGTCAGCCAAGGCCGAAGGTAGCCCAGAAACTCGGTAAAGTCCTGGAATTTGATTGGAAGGAATTTTACGAGGAGGATTCAGATGACCAACGCTGAATTTGATGAGATGCTCCGGGCGAAGATCGCCAGCGGCGAGATCACCCCGGAGGACGCGGAAGTCGAATACGACTTTTTCGCAAACGGTTTTGACAGCAGGGAGAACCTCTGCGGAATGTAAGGAAAGGAGAAAAAATGTTTGATCTTGAGAAGTTCCTGACGACTTCGCCGATCGAAGTCAACGCGACGAACATCCGCTTCCGGGACAGCCGGACCGGCGAGATCTTCAACCGGACGATCTTCCGCCCGGGGAAGACCATCACCTTCCAGACGCTGGGAAAAGAGCTGGCGCACTACGGCTACATCCTGCTGTGGGTGGATGACACACCGGGCAACATTCCCGGCCGCATGAACTGGAGCGATGTCTTCGGCAAGTTTATCCAGGAGGAGGGCTCCAATGACTGACCTGAACCTCAAACCGAAAGCCAAAGCCGAAAACTGGCAGCCGGAAGAGATCGCAGCTGCGGTCCTCGCCCTGGTGATCTGGATCCCGATGGCCTTCATCATCGGAGGCCTGCTGTGACCCAAAAGACGATTACGGTCTCGGTCAGACCCGCTCCCGAATGGATCTACGGGATCGCATACGACTACAAAGGATTCCATGACTATCTGACCGGATCCAAAGCGACGCTCTATCGCGGAATGATCTGGATGGACGGAGAAGAAAAGGCAGCCTCTGAATTTTGGGACATTTTTTACGCAAGAAAAAGCGGCGCAGTCCCCCCGGAAAACGCCGCTCAGCCCCTCTGAAGGGCACCAATTGTTATAGGAGATTATACCATGCTTAATATCATTTCGGGCAAAATCGCCCGCGCCGTAAAAACGGTAATTTACGGAACGGAAGGCGTCGGGAAGTCTACCCTCGCCAGCAAGTTTCCGGAACCGCTCTTTTTGGACGTTGAAGGCGGTACGAGCCAGCTGGATATCCGCAGGGTCGAAGAAAACGCGACCTGGGAAGACCTGCTCAGCGATGTCACCGCTGTCTTCCGTGATCCGTCCGTCTGCCGGACGCTGGTGATCGACACTGCGGACGCTGCGGAAACGCTGTGTGTAAAGCATATCCTCGCGAAGTACAACCAGAAGAGCATCGAATCCTTCGGGTATGGCAAGGGGTACACAATGCTCGCTGAAGAATGGAACCGCCTGATGATCGCCCTGGACGGATGCATCGAAAAAGGGATCAACGTGACGCTGATCGCCCATGCAAAGCAGCGCAAGATCGAACTACCGGAGCAGACCGGAGCCTTCGACCACTGGGAGATGAAGCTCTCCCGACAGGTGGCGCCGATCCTGAAGGAATGGGCAGACCTGCTCCTGTTCTGCAATTACAAGACCTTTGTCGTTACCACAGACAGCAACTCGAAGAAGGCGCAGGGCGGGAAGCGCGTCATGTACACATCGCACAATCCGGTCTACGATGCAAAGAACCGCTACGGCCTGCCGGAAGAGCTGGACCTGGACTTCAAAGGAATATCTTCGATATTCGAGGGGCAAGGGTCAAGGGTCAAGGGGCAGGAGATCCTGCCTGATCCGAAGGAACCGACGCCGCTGGAACGGCTGCAGGAGCTGATGGCGGAAGCCGGGATCGAGGACTACCAGGTGCGCGAGATCATCTGTGTAAAGAACGGTATGGATGCGGAAACTCCGCTGAATGAATATCCGGAAAAAGTCATTGCCGGATGCGTGAAACATTTCGGAAAACTTGAAGCACAAATCAAAGGAGAATGATCATGACAAAAGATCTGAACATTATGGATTGGGATTCAGCCATCGAGGATGATGGCAACGGCAGATTCGTCCTTCTGCCGGAAGGCGACTATGACTTTATCGTCAGCGGTTTCGAACGCGGCCAGTTCAACGGCTCCGACAAGATCCCGGCCTGCCCGAAGGCCATGCTGACGCTGTCGATCGATACGCCGAACGGCGTGGCAGAGATCAAGGATCAGCTGATCCTCTACAAGACGCTGGAATGGAAGCTCAGCTCTTTCTTCCGCAGCATCGGGATGAAGAAGCACGGCGAGCGCCTGGTGATGGACTGGAACAAGGTCCTCGGCGCTCAGGGCCATGCCCATGTCATCCAGCGGACCTATACCGGAAATGACGGTACCCTGAAGAAGGCGAACGGGATCCAGTATTACATGGACTTCATCCCGGCTGCGCTGGACGACTCCGGAGAAGACATTCCTTTTTAGGGGCAAGGGGCAAGGGGTAAGGAGCAAGTATGGACGAACAACTGTTATCCGCTCTGAACTCTATTCCGGTGGCTGATCTGGACCGCGCAGACTGGCTGGCTGTGGGGATGGCTCTCAAGGAAGAGGGCTATCCCTGCAGCACCTGGGATGCCTGGTCGCAGAACGACAAGCGCTACAAGCGCGGGGAATGTCAGAAACTGTGGAACGGTTTCAAGGGATCCGGAAAGCCCGTCAAGGCGGGGACGATCGTCCAGCTGGCAAAAGACCGCGGCTGGCGTCCCTATGACGGTGACGGTGTGCTCAGCTGGGATGATGCGATCGAATACGACGGGATCTCCGAAGCGCCTGTGAAGGAATGGAAACCGACCGAGGATCTGATCACCTATCTGCAGCTGCTGTTTGAGCCTTCCGACTATGTGGCCTATGTGACGAACGATGTCTATCAGACCGAAGACGGGAAATTCGTTCCCTCCAAAGGTGTCTATACCCGGACGGCCGAAGACCTGATCGCATCGCTCCGGAAGCATCCGAACGATATCGCGTGGACGGTCGGTGACTGGAAGGAAGCCGCGGGCGCATGGATCCGCTTCAACCCGGTCGACGGGAAAGGCGTGAAGAACGAGAATGTCACGGCATACCGCTATGCGCTGGTCGAGTCGGACACGCTGGACATCCAGGAACAGGATGCGCTTTACCGGAAGCTGGAACTGCCGATCGCGGCCCTGGTGTATTCCGGCGGGAAGTCCCTGCATGCCATCGTCCATGTGGACGCTGCGGATGAGGACGAATATTACAGCCGGGTGAATTTCCTGTATGACTATCTGGCAGACAAGGGGATCGACATCGACCGGCAGAACCGCAACCCGTCGAGGCTGAGCCGGATGCCGGGCGTGACGCGGAACGGGAAGATGCAGTACCTGGCGGCAACGAATATCGGCCGGAAGAACTGGAATGAGTGGTTAGACTTTGTGGAGGGGAACAGTGATAATCTGCCCGAAATAGAGTATTTATCCGACTTCATCGACGATCTGCCGGAACAGGCTCCGGAGCTGATCTCCGGGATCCTTCGGCAGGGCCATAAGATGCTTGTCGCGGGCCCGTCAAAGTCCGGTAAGTCGTTCTCGCTCATCGAGCTCTGTGTCGCGATCGCGGAAGGCCGGAAATGGCTCGGGTTCCAGTGCAGACAGGGAAAGGTGCTTTACATCAACCTTGAAATAGATCCGGCATCGACGAAACACCGTTTCGCTGACATTTACCGGGCACTGGATATCCCGTGGAAGAACGGCAGGAACATCATGGTCTGGAACCTCCGCGGCTATGCCATGCGCCTTGACGAGCTGGCGCCGAAGATCATCCGGAAGATCCGGAACGAAAATGTCACCGCGGTCATCCTGGATCCGATCTATAAGGTCATCACAGGGGACGAAAACAATGCTTCAGAGATGGGTTTCTTCTGCAACCAGTTCGACAAGATCTGCGCAGCTGCGGGCGTTTCGATGATCTATTGCCATCATCACAGCAAAGGCGCACAGGGCGGGAAGAAGGCCATGGACAGAGCATCGGGTTCCGGTGTGTTCGCCCGTGATCCGGACGCGCTGATCGACATCGTCCCGCTGGAGATGACGGAAGACTTCAAGAACAATTACCGGGATGATCCGAAGGCGACTCCCTGGCGGGTCGAGTTCGTACTGCGCGAGTTTGCGACTCCGGAACCAATCAATGTCTGGTTCAGCTGGCCGCTGCATCTTGTGGATGAATCAGAAGACATGGCTGCGCTGGCTCCGCAAGGATCACCGGAAGGAAACCTGTCGAAGAGCAGTAAATTCACAACACCGAAAAGCCGGGCCCAAAGCGTCAGCTCTGCGTATTACGCGCTGAACACCGATCCGAAGATGCCTGTGACGATCAAAGAGATGGCCGGATATATGGGCGTGACAGAACGGACTGCACGAAGCCGCATTGATGAAACAGGCGAATATGAAATTAAAAAGGGCTGCGTAAGGAAAATCGAAGATGATGAAAAGTGAAATTTCGGTTTTCAAAAATCGTGAAAAAGTGAAGGAAAACGGGAAATTCTCCGTTTTCACAAAAAAAGAAGAAAACGGAATTTTCTCCGTTTTCCAAAATCGTGAAAACGGAAGAATTTTCCTTTCAACAAAAAACGGAAAACGGCTTTAAAAAGGGGAATTCCATTTCCCCCTTCTCAAAGCCCGTTTGCGGCCCATTGTAAAAATCGTGAAATAGAAAAAATGATGGACGAACAAGAATTGAATTATCACATGAGATCCCTGGCGGGATTCATGGAAGTCCTGAAAGAACAGGAAAAGGTCTTCGAAGAACAGACCGCGGAGCTCAGAGCTCAGATCGAGCAGCACAAAGAGATCCTGAAGGCCGAATTCCTGATCCGGAAGGAATCTGCCCAGTCCGAATGGCTGGTGGTGTCGTACCGCAAAGGCGCGGTCCGCTGGGACAACGCAGGGCTGAAAGCTTACGCAAAGTTGCATCCGGAGCTGAAAGAATTCCAGAAGGTAGGAGAGCCGACGGTCGCTTTCAGCCTGCCGAAACCTGATGACACCCTCGTGACAATGGAGGAGAGAGATGGCAAGGAAGCGTAAGCCGGCATACCTTAAGATCCTGGAAGGGATGAACTGCTGTTACGGCAGGGACGAACGGGACTGTTCGGCTTGCCCTTACGACCGATACAACGAACGGGACTTCTACGGTCAGGGAACATCGGACTGCATGGAGAAGCTGAACAGCGACGCGAAGAAGTGGACGGAATCCATGACGATGTTCACGACCTGTGGAGACTGCGTCTGCTGGTCGAAAAACATCGACGAAAACGGCAATTGGGATCCGATCGGGCTGAAAGACACCCAGGGACGCTGCAGCGTCTGGCATACCGTGATGATGGAAGATGAGTTCTGCTCCCGCGGCGGAATGAAGGACTGAGACTTTTTTACAGGAGGAAAAAAATGAATAAGCAATACAAATGGTCAGAACATAATATCACGATCGCAAGCTACATTCCCGTGGAAGTGTATGAAGCGCTCGTCAGGGAAGCGACCCGGAAGGGCGCTGCCCTGGGCAAATACATCAGCCTGTCCCAGCTGGTCAAGGACATCCTGTCAAAGCATGTGGCGGAGGTGAAGGCATGACTGCGGAAGAAGCGAAAAAGCACCAGGATCAGCTGGTGGCAGAAGGCTGGGATCTCGGGTTCTGGTACGGGACGAACTGCACGAAGTGCTGCGGGGTGTACCCGAAGCTGGACACCCATATCGCGCCGAATGATGACTGCCGTTACCGCTGCGAGGTCTGCGGAAAGAAGACCGGCAATTATTCCAT